CCAATAGGTTTCACATTTAGAATTTTACCACAAGCACTAACATAAATGTCTGGATAAGTTTTTGATTGTTTGTAGATAATTCCGTCAAGTTCCATTAGAAGAGTTGTAAATAATATTATTTATAACCAAACTACACGAAATGTCGTTTGGTTATAATCAAATCCACTCTGGGCGTCTTTCGGGCATACGGAGGTAGTTGTCCTTCACCCAAGGTTTGGATGCGATGTATCGTTTGTATGCTTCAAATGTATCAATAGTGTCGTCAAACTTCCATTCCTCAGGCATAGCACGAGCAAATGGAGTCACCTCTGTAATCTTACCCTTGGGAAACAAATAGTATGCATCCACAAGAGTTTTGTAACAGGAATGAGTTTTATTATACCGCAGGCAGTATTCATCAGACAAGTTCAGTCCCCACTTGATTAACCAGTAAGCATTATGGATACTCTCCAGTGCCCACTTGGTGCAGGGGTGATTGCGGAATGCTCCTTTCTCGGTCTTGTAGGGGGTTCCATCCGCCTTGGGGAGGGTTCCGTACCCGTGTCCCCACTTGTCAGAGGCAACGATAGAGAGCATCTGACAGCACTCTAGAGGCATCTTAACAACATGCTTGTCTGGAAGGCAGATGGCGCTCTCAGCAGGCCAGGGAGAAGTCACAAAGATGTTCATTCCAAAAACTGCGTCAAATAGTGTATACCCCAGTCTAATGCCTGAGGTGGAATATCAGTGATGTTCTGTGCCAGTATTTCTTTTGCCTGTAGAAGTCTGTCTTTACCAACAGCATTTACATTAGCACGGGAAGCTTTCATAAATTCCTTATAATCCTCTTCATTCCCATTCTTGAATCCACTAATGTAGAGTTCTCTAACTTCTTTACAAAGTTTTTCAGTCTCAGGTGCGAAAGTAATGGTTTCTTCCTTAAGAGGAATAGTCATTGTTTTCATACAAGACATACTAAACTTCATAGCCTTTCTTGTTTCATCAAGAGAAAGTGCATATGATCTCTCATCTCTGAATGCATATTGAATGCAACCATTTGCACATTCCATTACCCGAAGAAGGGCAACCTTATCCTTTTCAGTGTCTGGTAGGTTGCCAAAGAGTTCATCCCAGTTTTTCATCCGAAAGTAGAATCAGGTTCCAGAGCAATATGATAAGTCACATTAAATCCAGTATTCCTGAATCGTGACAGAAGTTTTCGTGAAATGACCACCTCATAGTTTCCAGGAAGAATCTTAATGTTTTCTACCTTGAAGTTGAATGTGAACACTTCACCAGTCTCACCAACAATCACAGAGAAATCGTTGGAAGTATCGTTCTTTTTATCACGAACCACCAGTTTCACCACACCTGCTTCACCAACCACAGACAAGTCAGGCAGTTGATAAACAGCAGCAGCCTTAAGGAGTTTATCAAGTTCTTTGGTATCAAGAAGGAAACAAACATCTTCACTCGGAAGAACAATATCTTTTTCTGGGGGGGTGATGATTACATTTGGGTCAGCAAAGAAATACTTTGAACGAGACTTACCTTCTTTAATTACTACATAACCATCATTCTGAAAATCAAGTTCAGCATTCTGATGGAGATTTAGACCATTCAAAAACTGGTTCAAATCATAGATACCAAAGTCTTTAGGGAGTTCCTCTTCAATTGTTGCTTCTGCCAGTATATTCTTCATTACAGAAATAGTGCGAAGATTATTTCCTTCCTTAAAAAGAATGGACTGATTAATAGAAGAAAAGTTCTTCAGCAGAGTAAGAGTTTTGTCAGAGAGTTTCATAATCAATAAGGAAAGTCGGAAGTAGTGTTTTTGTGAAGACCAGCAAAGTGGTACAGAAGAATACAATAATGGATTGCTTTCAAAATGTCCATCTTAGATTTACCATTCTTCTTACCAAATCGAGAAAGATACTTGATAGCATTTGAACGAGTAAATGCTTCTGCATCGCCAATACTCTCAATCAAATCGAGAGTTTGAGTTTTAGATTGTTCGGAAGTATAGTGAGAATGATAAGTGCTAGAAAGATATTGCTCAACCTCCTTCAAAGTTTTATCTTCTTCGTATTTCCAGAAACCATTTTTATTCGTATCTTCAGACATATTCAAGTTAAAAGTAATAGTATCGGGAGCAGTGTAAGGATTTCCAACAAGATCAATTCCATCATAGTCCCAGTAATCTTGTGCCCCCGAGAATGAAATAGTATCAGTTCCAGAACCACCTGTAATTACTGCATCACCAAACGTTTTGGCGATTGAACTTTCGTAAGTGCTCTCAAAGTTTTCAGACATTTTATTTCATAGTAAAAGAACAAAAGAGGAGGCACATTGACCTCCCCACATTCTATCAAACAGACTGGAATGTGTCAATGGACTCTTCAGAAGGCATCTGAAAATCGGCATCAACTTTATCATACAGTTCCAGGAAGGCTTGCTTGGTTTCGTCATCGAAGCGGTTTACACACACTTGGATTGCCTTTGCCTTATCTTGGAAGATGCTGTAAGCACGGATAATATGAACCAGGCGGCGGGTGCTGATGATTTCCTCAATACCACCATCATAGAAGGTCTTGCGGATGATATCACCCCAGTCCACCAGACGCTTGCAGAAATCACGATCTTCCACACCAAGGTCCAGAGCAACCCCTTCCAGGATCTTCTGCTCGGTTGCAGGGGCAGGATAGGACTGCTCAAAGGTCACAGGGAAGCGTTCCAGGAATGCCTCGTTGAGCACGTTGGTGCCGATGAAACGACCATCATCAGAACCCTTACCCTTAGTGTTAGCTGTTGCGATCACATTGAAACCAGCGGCAGGTTTCACCCAGCGACCAATCTTCTTCAGGAAGACACCCTTGCCTTCTAGAATAGACTGAAGGCAGAGGATTTTGTTAGATGCGAGGTCGATCTCATCAAGGAGAAGGATTGCTCCTCGCTCCAGTGCTTCGATGACGGGACCGTTATGCCATGCAGTGTTCCCATCAACAAGCCTAAAACCACCGATAAGGTCATCTTCATCAGTTTCAATAGTAATATTTACACGGATCAATTCACGCTTCAGTTGAGCACACGCTTGCTCCACACTGAACGTTTTACCATTACCCGACAGACCCGTAATGAACGTCGGATAAAACAGACGGGACTGGATAATTTTTTTAACATCAGCAAAGTTACCAAACTTGACGAAGGTATCATCTTTTTCAGGAATAAGGTTTTGCTCTACAGGAGGAACCACAGCAGGTGCTTGGAAAGTACGTTCGATTTCTTCTACTTTTTGTTGAGTCACTTCAAGATTCCACTTACCACGGCCAACTTTAAACTGGTCAAGTTTCTTAGTAACAGTTTGATAGTTAGCATCGTTCAGATTACACCAGGCACGAATATCAGCACCAGTAACGCTGTTACCATACAGGTTCTGGAGAGAAGTGCGGATGTAGTCGGAGGAGAGTGCCATTCGTTTGCTTTGTTTCAACTCCGTTATTATAGACCAAAAAGGGGTCCGCTTGGGACCCCTGTGGTCAGTTCGCCAACTGGTTCTTGAGTTCCTTTAGGTACTCTTCACTAGCAATATGTCCAGTATAACCTGGATAATACTTATTCACTAGGGCAGGAATACCCATAGCAGTTGTGCTGCTATTACACTTAATCCATACTTCTTTTGCGTCTACTTTGACAACATGGTCAAACGGAAATTTAGTTTTCATATTCCTCATAAGTAAATGTTTTGTTTTTGACTTTTGTATCAAACTCACCAGTTTTGCCTGGATTCATTTTACCAACTTTAACACGCTTACCTTCTCCAGGCCAAGACTTGTTAGTTCCCACTAATTGAGCATCACCTTTTGGTTTCTTTTGAATTAGAACAGAATCCTGATTATACTTTTTACCAAGTTTAGTGATTGCTTTCTTAAACTTTCTCTTACCCATTTTACCAGAAGAAACTACATGTGATTTCTCACCAACTTTCTTCTCTTGCGATGTTCCTGGATTTTCAGTATAACGACCAGAGACTTTGGTGGGTCCTGGAAGACCAGCTCCTCTAATGTCTTTTTCTAATTGACTAGAACGTGCCTTATTTTCTTTTTTGGATTTGTCTCCTCTTTGAGCAGACATAATTGCCATACCACCCCTTTCTGATTTTGAACGAACTCTATTTAAAGAAGTTTCATCAATATACTCTTCCTTTGCTATAGGTTTTATTGCTACATCAGAATGAGTATCTTTAGCATGTTTCATTAAACGAATAAGTTCAGCAACTTTTTTCTTTCTCTTTTCATCTGCTCTTTGTTCTGGAGATTTTCTAGTAACAAACAACTCATTAACTTCTTCTTTTGCTTTACCACTATACTTTTTCTTTTTATTTTTTTCAGTATTCTTCTCAATCTCACGAGCAATAAGAACTCTCTTAAGTTTCATTCTCTTACTAAGTGTTGGAGGATTTCCTAAAGCACCTGCCACAGTCATTCCAATACCTTCACCAAGTTCTCCCATTGCTTTCTGCTTACGAAGTTTCTTAGGATTCTTTGTCTTGTCTGCAGAGTAGTTACTATCATTACCCTCAGGGTCTATAGAACTACGATATCTTGTGCTTCTTTCTTCATCATCCAGTTTTGAACGCATTCTCTTTGCTTCATCGGGAGAATAGGTTCTACCACTGTTGTACCATTCTTTACCTACATGACCTCTCTTCTTAGCATCGGCAGAAGCAGCTCTTCTTTTATTCTTCTGACGGTTTGCTTTGAAGTCCTTCATGGACATTCCTTCTTCAATCTCAAATTCTTCAGGCAATCCAAGTCTCTTACCTGCAGCATCCATTCTCTCCGCAGCACTCTTCTTTCTAGTCTTTTCCTCTTTCTTTTTCAACCAACCACCCTGAAACTTTCCACCCAAATCACCAGAGGGTTTGGGAAGACCTTTAAAATCCTCATAGTCCCTACCACGAACAGGGCGGGGACCACGACGACCATATGCTTCAGTGGTAAATTCTTGATAGGTCTTCATCTCTACTAAACACTTTTTGAATATTTATGCTACAAGAGAAATGAACTCACCAAGAACTTTTTTATTCAGTTTCTTAGTTTTTAGAGACTTTACAAAAGCAGACTTGATTTGTGATTTGGTAGCATCCTCAGCAACTTCAAACTCAGAATCCTGAGAAAGTGCGGTTGCTGACATTCCAAAGTATGCGTCATAACCAGAGTTAGTAATAGTGAAACTCTTCAGTTTCTTCCAGTCACTCTGGATTTTATCATACACCTTACCATCATTGATAGAGTGATAAAGTCCGATAAACCGACTTGCATTGCGACTTTCAAGAACACGAATACCAATAAAGTTTGTATTGGAAAACTTATCTTTCAGGTTCCTGAGAAGAACATCAGTGAATTCATGATACCCATAACCAAACTGATAGGTTGTTCCCATCTTACGGTCACGAAGAAATGTACTCATAGGAGCAATATATCCATTGCCAATATAAGAATCTTTCTGATAAGGACGTTGGACTTCTTTGTGACGAATCAATTGATTTGCTTCACCATCAGTCAGAACAATACACTGAACTTTCTGCAGTTTATTTTCTTTCTGGAATTTGGGAAGAATCTGATGAAGAGTAATCAGTGCTTCATTCAGAGGAGTTCCAGAAAGACACAAACGATTAGGATAGGTAAAGGCACATTGATAGGTCCTACCAAAGCAATAAGCAAGACGCCAAATGTTCAGCATTTGATGCTCCAGTTCTTTACCAGAAACTTTGCTAGTAAGAATATTCATCATAGAGAAGGTCTCGTCAACGACCAGAAGCCCATCTTTCTTTTGATAGTGAGGAGTGCGGTCTGCTGCAGAATAACGATCATTCTCATAATCATATTCACCACGACGCCACTCATTAGTGAAAGCATACACTTCAAAAGGAATAGAAACTTTCTTGCAGAACCAAACAAGATTAAAGAGTTGCTTACAAGTATCAAGCATCACATCAGACATAGAACCACTCCAGTCCAGAACAAACACCAGACCATGATTCTTACCATCGGGAATCACAGAAACCTTTTTGAAGAGGTCTTCGTTGTATTTGTAGGTATGAAGTTTGGTGCAATCAAGAATACCAGTGCGAGCAGTTGATGTGCGAGCATACTGATCTGCTGCCTTGCGGCACTCAAACTCTTTTACCAGATAGTTAACTTCTTTTTGAGCAGATACCTTAAACTTCTTAAACTCAATATCAGTTTCCTTATAGAGATTTGCGGGAGTGTATCCCTTATCCGTCGCATGTTCAATATGAATCTTTTGTTGGTGCCCAAAAGAGTTATTGATATCTTTATGAACCTCAGAGTTCTTACCAATAATAGTATCAAGATTTACTTGAGGAATCTCAACATAGATGTTTTCTTCAAAGGCATTACCAACAAGGTCACGAATTTTATCTTCCAAAGAATCCGCAGTGCGAACTTCAAGTTCTTCTTTATCTTCGGTAGAACTTACTGGTGTCTGATCACCTTGAGCAGTTCCGCCATAGGATTGCTCAGAATCAGGTTGTTGTTCCTGAGAGTTATCACTCTCCCCATCTTGCTCAGAAGAGGAGTTATTAGTCTCCACATTTTCATTAGCAGGAGACTGAGAATTTCCCTGAGTTTCGTGAGAATCGAAGTCAGAAACTTTCTGCTGTTGTTCCTTCTCTTTCTTACAATACTTATAGAGTTCTTCTGCAGCAATCAGAGTATCAGCAAAACTCTCACAGGCATTAATTAGGTTAATGATTTCCTGTTCTTCTGGTTTGAAATCTAGAGTGATGAAGTTACCAATTTTGAAGTAAAGGTTAGAACGATCTGCAAGATTGAAAGAAGAAACATCCTCATCAGCAATCTGGAAGAAATCATCTTCATTCAGTTCTTTATAACCATTGAAGAAAGTCTTAGATAGACCAGCATACCTACGCTTCATCAGTTTCTCAATGCGGGCATCCTCAACAACATTCACAAACTGATGAGGAACCTTTACAGTATCCAACCAATCCTCATCAGGTGTGAAAATGCTATGACCACATTCGTGTGCGACAAGCAAATCATAGACAACATTGCTCGCTTTCTTCCACAGAGGAAGCGTCAGAACACGAGTGTGGACATTAAAGCAGGCAGTCTCCACTTTCTTGTGCTCAACAACAATATCTTCTGTCGCCATAAGTTTGGCGAGCATTCCTTTAACTTCGTGATTAACGGGCATTTTGGTTGTGCGTTATGTCCTTATTATAGAGCACGAAATCCCTAAAAGTTTGTAGGGTGGGTCAGTTTATCAAGTGTCCTGGTCTCCCCAAGACCCACCCATCACCAGGACATTCATAACATAACTTCGTTTTCTCACCATCATTCCACCACCTTCTTCCTATTCTTACTTTACTTTGTTTCTTTCTCGTTTCATCACTAACATTTTTACCAAGATTGTTTTTCCTTGACTTTTCACGAAACTCTTTTGTTTTATACTTTTCACTTTTAGTATTGAATAATCTTCCAAGAACCCAACCATCACCGGGACATTCAATAGTATGTTTATCAACTTCACCATTGTTCCACCATCTTCTCTGTGATACTTGTTGAGAAACTTTATTCTTGTGCTCTTCTGTAAGAGTTTTTCCAGTGTTTGTTTCTTTTATTCTTTGAATACAATATTCACTTGGTTTTCTACCAGAACTTCCTTCACCACCATAAGACAGATTGATTAATATTCCACCATCTTCTTTTATACCAAGAACGCTAATGATATAGTTTTCGTGTTTATAAGCATCAAACTCTGTTAGATTTGTCTTTAAGAATATTACTCTATTTCTTGGTGGAGCAGAAATATAACTATCACCTCTTCTGTGAGCACGATATGCTCTATTTCCAATCCCCTTTCCAATATAGTAAGGTGTCCTATCTTCTCTTAACCAAGCATAAGTATAATATTGATTACTCATTTTTGGGACACGCACTATACACTATTATTTATAAAAGGAGGTCTTTTGACCTCATTCGTTTTAGAAGGATAAATCACTTCTCTTTACCCTATTTTTCATTGCTCTACTTCTTTCATTATGCCTTGTTGCTGTCTCAAAATCACCTTTTTGAGATGCTTCTTTTTCCAACTTTTTAGCAGCAGTTATTTGTTTCTTTATCTTTCTTTCTTTATCTTTACTCATTCCTTGATAAGACATTTCAGAAACAAACTCTTGGAAGGTTTTCATTTACACAAATACTTTTTAGATATTTATAGAAAAGAAGCGTCTCGTTGATTGAGACGCTTCTTGAGTGCTTGGCGACGTGCCTTTGCTTGTCGGAGTGCCTGCGGTTTCAGTTTCCGCTTCTGCTCCTTCTTAGAATGGTGCTGCCAGTTTGGAGTGTTCATTGTTCTTAGGTCTATGAAGACACTTTACGGGAAAAACCTTTGACTTTCTCAAACTTTATGACACTTTCAAATCTGTCCTCTAGACCAGTTTTGTGGGAGATGACAAAAATGTTAGCGTCTTTAATCACATAACGGATAATCTTAAGAAACTCTTCTGTTCCAAATCCATCGAGTGAACTATCAAACACCTCATCCATAATTAGAAGATTTGTATTGACCGAGTTCTTCATTCTCGCAACTTCTCTCCAAGTGAAAAGAAGTGCTAGGTCAATTCTCATTTTCTCTCCTTCACTAAAAGAAGCATAAGAGAAATCTTCATGAATAGGTGACTGGACGGTTTCGTTAAATTCCTCATCAAGTGTGAAGTTAATATAGAAATCCATCATCTGAAGATAACGGTTAACTTGCTGATTTATCAGCGGTAGATACTTCTTAATGATTTTGGATTTAACTCCACCGTCTTTAAGCAAACTATACGAAAAATCGTAGTAGTTTATTGTGTCTTTTCTAGAAGCGAGTTCGTCGTATGTAGTTTTTAAGTTGTCTTTGAAGGTTTCTAACTTCTCATGTTCAGTATTTCTGTTTGCAAGGTTCTCGGTAAGAACTTGAATTTCATGTTCAAGATCTCTGATTTGTCTCTGACATCCAGCGATCTTAGTATTGTTTTGAGAAATGCCATTCGTTAAGTTTGAAATCTCCTTCGATAGAGCGGTGAATTGACGCTCTCGCTCCTCTTCCTCTTTAATTGCCTCCTCCAGTTCTTTATAACCAGATTGCAACTCCTTTGCTTTATTTTGAGCGTCTGTAATTCTATTTATTCTGAAGGTCTCTTCAATAGACTGTGTGCAAGTAGGGCATACCGTATTCTCAGTAAAGAACTTATGCTCCTTAGTAATAGTAGATACTTTTTGAGATATTTTACCTTTTAGGTTTCCCATCTTACGAAGTTTTTCAGTAGCCCCAACATACTTTTCAAGATGATTCTGAAGTGTTTGAAGTTCCTCATTTTTGCACTGATTTACATTTATCCAATTGTTTTCTTCACTAAGAAGTTGTCCAATCTTTTTTTCTTTATCTTCAATATTTTCCTTCCCGCGATTCTCAAGTTCTTCAATAAAACTTTGCTGCATCTTGACTTTATCGAGAAGAGATTCTTTTTTCAGTTCAAAGACTTTAATATCTTCCTTTAAAGAACGAATCTTTTCTTTAATAAGTGTATTCATAGAAGAGAAGATTTTAATATCAAGCAAATCTTCAATCACTTCTCTACGATGAGCAGCAGAAAGTTGCATAAAAGGAACAAAAGTGCTACTACCCAAAATCACAATTTGAGTGAATGACTTATAGTTCATCTTAAGAACATTTTGCTCCAACCACTTTTGCTGATCAAGTGCTGCAGATGATTGATCTAATGCAGAACCGTTTCTCCAAATTTCAAAAATATTTGGTTTGATTCCTCTTACCACTTTCCATTCAGTCTTGCCAATAGAAAACTCAACCTCAACTCTACAATCCTTTTCATTCACGGAATTAATAAGTTGAGGTTTATTAATTTTGCGGAAAGGTTTTCCGAACAATGAAAATGTTAGTGCATCTAGAACTGTTGACTTTCCTGCACCATTTGTTCCGATAATGAGATTAGTTGTATTTTTAGTAAAGTCTAATTCAGTTTCATGCTGTCCAGTAGAGAGAAAGTTACGCCACCTAATTTTTTTAAATAAAATCATAATCAGAATTACTTGGAGGTATTACAATATCATTGGGTGTAATTAGAGTGTATTGATATCCATGCATTTCACAAGTTTTTATAATTACTTCATCTTCAATTTCAATTACATGCATTTCAGTATATCCATCCTCTTCTAACATCATAGCATATCTTACAGCATCATCCTCTTCTTCAAACAAATAAAGAATCTGTTCTCCATCGTCATCAGTTACAGAGTATGCTCCTTCTTTCTCTTTGCCATTTATTGTTAAAATA